TATTGGATCACCAGGATATACACCAACAACACAAGGTAGAAATGGTGCTTCTGGTGGTGGAGGTGGTTGGCATCCAGTTCAATATGCTAACTCTGTTTTGGGTGGAATATCAACAACACCTGGACAAGGATATCCTGGTGGAAAGGGTGGACATCCAGGTTTTTATGCAACATATGTTTCTGGTGGCGGGGGCGGCGCTGGACAAGCAGGTCAATCGGCACAAGTTTATAAATCTGGTGATGGTGGAAATGGACTTCAATTTACAATAACTGGTCAGGCACTCTTTTATGCTGGCGGTGGCGGTGGTGGTAGTCAAGGAAATAATAATACCTCTGGAAATGGTGGACTTGGTGGTGGGGGCGGTGGAGGTGCCTGGAACACCTCCATTTATGGTGATGGTGGACCAGTAGGATATGGAGTGACTTATGGTGGTCAGCCAGGCGCACCATTTGGAACTGGAGCACCTGCAGGTCAGAGTGTAACAGGAAGTAATTTCGCAGCAGATGGTTGGGGTGGAGACGCTGCATTTTCTACAGGATCTGGTGGTGGGGGAATGGGAATATCAGTAATTCGTGGTGGTTCTGGTGGTTCTGGAATTGTTGTTGTTAGATATCCAATTGGTGGATTAAGAACAGTTCCAAAGGCAACAGGTGGAAATATAACTTATGCAAATGGAAAGACAATTCATACCTTTACAACATCTGGAACATTTACTGTCACAAACCCCACTCTAACTTCTGTTGATTACCTTATCGCTGCTGGTGGTGGTGGAGGTGGTGGTGGTTTTGATACCAATGCTACTGCTGGCGGCGGTGGCGCTGGTGGATTAAGAACTGGAACTGGACAACCTGTTAGTGCTTCTCCTGGTGTTTATTCAGTTGTAGTTGGTTCTGGTGGACGTGGTGGTGTTTATCCTGGTTCTGCACAAGCTGTAGGAAGTAATGGTAATAATAGTTCTGCATTAGGTATTCCAGCAACTGGAGGCGGGGGTGGGAATGCGTGGTCAAATAATTCAATAGCAGCATCTCCTGGTGGTTCTGGTGGTGGAGGAGCAAACAACCCATCAACAACAAGCGCCGGAACTGGAACTCCGGATCAAGGTAATCCAGGTGGAACTGCTCAGGCATATAACCCAGCATCAGGAACAGGCGCTGGTGGAGGTGGTGGTGCAGGCGCTGCAGGATCACCAGCACCAGGAGCAACTACCGTTGGTGGTGCCGGTGGTATTGGATTGTTCTCATCTATTTCTGGTCAAACAGTAATGTATTGCGCTGGTGGTGGAGGAGGTGGACAACTTGGTGGCGCTGGATATCTTGGTGTTTCTGGAAATGGAGGGGGACTCAATATTAATGGAACATCTGGTTCGGTAGGAACTGGTGGTGGAGGAGGAGGTGGTGGAACTGGATTGAATAGTCCAACCACCAATCCACTTGCAAATACAATAGGTGGTAATGGTGGTTCTGGCATCGTCATCATCTCTTACCCATCATAAATATCTAAAAAACCATAATGGCATATATTGGTAGACAACTAAATGCTGGAAATTATCTCAAACTGGATGATATTTCATCACAGTTTAATGGGTCTACCGTAAGATTCAACTTAACCTCTGGTGGCAATCCTCATTATCCAGGTTCACCATTTTCAATTCTGGTATCTCTTGGTGGTGTTATACAAGAACCATCATCAGCATATGAGATTGATGAAAACCAAATCATCTTCGCAGCAGCACCACAATCAACTGACGACTTCTTCTGCATTTCTCTTGGAGAAGCATTAGCGATTGGAGTTCCTGGTGAAGGAACTGTTTCAACGAATAAGATACAATATGAATCTGTAACTTATGAGAAACTTGATCCATTAGCAAGAGGTGTCGGTATTCAGTCTGGCGGTGTTTCAATCGCTGGTGCTGGTGTTACTCAACTGAACTTTATTGGAACTGGAAACACATTCACTTATAATGTCTCCACCAAAACGGTTGACATTAGCATTCAGAGTGGATCGGCAAACACAATCTTTGCTGTCAACTCTGTAGGTTTGAGTACCACAAAGAGTCTTGGAATCAATACAACGACCATTGCTGGTGCTGCCAATTCAGAAGGAGCAATTCAGGCAGTTGGTAACATTGCTCTTGTAGATGGTGCCATTTTAACAGATCAAAATATTGATTCAAATCTTTTTATCCCATCAGGTAAAAACGGTCTTGTAATTGGTCCTGTAACAGTTGGATTGGGAGTCACGATTGATGTGGCTTCTGGTTCCGTTTTAGTCGTAGTCTAAATATTCAAAAGGTGATATAAAGGAATGAGTACTCTCCGCGTTAGTAATATAGAAGCAAAGGCAGATGCTTCAAGTCCTACTATTGATGAGAAGGTTAAAGTTACTAGCTCGCAGGGAAGAGTTCTAGTACAGATTGATGGTAAGACTGCTGGTATTACAAGCATTGGTATTAATACAACGAGTACTTCATTTACGATTGATGGAAATCAGAATGTTCAATTTGTAGGTGTTATTACTGCTGCAAATGTTAATACAACTGGTGTTTCTACTTTTACTTCGGTTAATGTAACCGGACAGTCAACTTTTAATAATACAAATACAACTGGTGTTTCTACTTTTACAAGATTAAATGTTGGAACTGGTGGAACTATAATTACCACAACTACTGGTGGTTTGGTTGGTATAGGAACCACAAATCCATCACAAAAACTTGAAGTCGTTGGTGGAGAAATTAAGGCAGGTAGAGTTGATTCTAATGAAGAGGGTGGGCAAGTAAGTTTTGGTAGAGCAACTGATAATGCGACTGGTTGGTATATTGATGTTTATGGTAATACCTCAACACCAAGTCTTCGTTTTGTTGATGTTACTAATGCAGCAATTAGAGCAGGAATTGATAGCTCTGGAAATTTTCAACTTTCATCAGCAGGAACAAAGGTATTAAATAGTTCTGGGCTCCCTATACTTAATCAAACTGGAAGTATTCTTCAAGTATATTGGAAAGATTTAGGAAGCGGAAATTTTACGGCAACTTCTACATCATCAACATATAGAGCAACAGGATTTACAAATACTATTACACCAAGTGCATCTACTAGTAAGATACTTCACACTGTAACTATTGGATGTCAATTTATTTGTGATGGAAATTTAGCAATTGCTAGAGGTGGAACTGTAGTTTCTCCAAGTTTAATGGACTCTTATAGAGATGGTATTACTGGTTCATATACAGTTGATATGCCCGCATATACTTTTACTTGGTTAGACAGTCCAGCGACGACATCATTGATTAGTTATGAATTGTATTGTAGGGCAACAGGATGTGGTGGAGTTATGTTTGTTGGATCAGCAGGAGATTTTAATTCTTCTTGGACTTTAATGGAGGTAGCAGCGTAATGAAAAAAATAACTATTCATCAGGCAATTGGTTCTTTACTACCTGGTGCTGAATTTTCAATAAGAGACGATGATTATAACACTATTGACTGGTGGGACGAAGTATATCAACAACCAACAGAAGAGGAAGTAGAAGCAGAAATAGCAAGACTTCAAACAGAATATAGTCAGCAAGAATATCAAAGATTAAGAGCACCAGAATATCCAGACTTGAAAGAACTTGCTGATGCTTTGTATTGGTCTTCAAAAGACGATACTACCAAACTTGATGAGTATTATGCAAAATGTGAAGCAATTAAATTAAAGTATCCTAAACCAGAATAATAAATACCTAAAAAACTCCAATGAGTATTCTGAATGTCAATACAATAAAACCAGTTGGAAGCGGTCAGACGGTTACGGTAAGTGCTGATTCGTTAACAATAGGAGTTACTTCAATTACTTCTGGTTCTATAAATTTAGGAAGTTCTGGTTCTATTACTATTGGAACTGCTGTTGTAAGTTCTACAAATACAGGCATTGTAACTTCATCAACATCTACAAGAGTTTCATCAGCATCTACCGCAACAGGAGCATTAATTTTCAATTCTACTGTTGGAGCATTACAAGTTTATAATGGAACTCAATGGTTAACCTTAACATCAACTGTTGCCGCTCAATCTTCGTTTACAGCAACAGGTGGAACAACTTTAAATCCTGGTAATGGATTTAGATATCACGTTTATACATCTACAAACCCATTTGTAGTCTCTTCTGGTTCAATTACCGCAGAAGTATTAGTTGTTGGTGCTGGTGGAGGAGGTGGAACTGGCGGTGGAGGTGCCGGTGGCATCATTTATAGTGCGGAAGTTCCTTTAAGTCCAGGAACTTATGTAGCAACTATTGGATCCGGGGGAGCGGCTTCTGGTGCTCAACCTTCTTCTGGTGGTGATGGTGGAAATAGTTCTTTTGCCAATCCAGGTGGTCCGTGGACAATGACTGGATATGGTGGAGGTGGAGGTGGTGGTCGCACCGTTCCTGGTAGACCAGGAGGTTCTGGTGGTGGAGACGGAGCTGATGGTAACGCAGGTAATTTTGGTAATTCTTCTGGAACTCAACCATCACACCCAGCATTACCATTTACCATCGCAAATTATGGACACGATGGTGGTGGTTGCATTCCGGGAGTTACTTATAATGGCGGTGGAGGCGGCGGCGGAGCCGGCGAAGTAGGTCGAGCTTCTGATGTTCCAGGAGAGCCAGGTAATGGTGGTAATGGTGGTATGGGAGCAGCATTTCCAAACTTCAACAGACTTGCTCTTTCTCCTGCGATTCCGGCACCATTTGGAAATGCGATGGGTGATGCTGGATATTTTGGTGGTGGTGGAGGTGGAGGCACTAATATTGACACCGGAACAGGTCAGGCAACTCCACAAGGTGGTTTAGGTAATATTGGTGGTTTTGGAGCAAGGGTTGGTAATGGAAATGGAACTGCTGCTATCGGATATGGTGGAGGTGGAGGCGGTGCAGACTATCAAGGTGGACCAGGAAGCACTGCAACTGGTGGTCCTGGAATAGTTATTATTCGCTATAAACTCTAAATAGTTAAAAACCCGCAATGAGCACACTCAAAGCCAATATTATTGATTCAACTTCCGCAACAACGGAGTTCAAAGAAACCATCACCGCAAATGGTGATAAGCAATGGGTGGATACTTATGGAGTTATTAAAACCAATCGTGATACCATTGCCGAAAACGTGACAATTCCAGCAGGAACCAATGGTCTTTCTTCTGGACCAATTACAGTTCAACCTGGATATGAAGTTACAGTAAACGGAGAGTGGGTAATTGTATGACTCGCATCTACGTTCAAAACATTCGCTCTCAAACTGGTAGCACAGTTGATTTTAAAGATCCAATCAGCGTCAATGGTGCTTCACAATGGGTTGATAGTTATGGAGTCATCAAAACAAATAAAAATACTATTGATGAGAACGTGACGATACCATTGGGAACTAACGGAGTCACTGCCGGAACAGTGACAGTCGGTGCTGGTTACACCATTACAGTACAAGGAGTTTGGACAATCGTATGACTAGTAAAATTATAGTTAATAATATAGAAGCAGATGTTGGAGTTTCTACCATTACATTTGGCAGTAATATTCAAGGTAACTTAATTGGTAATGTAACAGGAACAGTTAATTCTTCTGGAATTATTACCGCATCTAGATTTATCGGCAACGTTACTGGTAATCTAAATTCTAGTGGTGTTTCTACTGTAACTACATTACAAACAGGAGCAATTCAAACAACTGCTGGAAAACCTATTCTGAATAGTACTGGAAGTATTCTTCAAGTTGTTCAGACCATAAAGACTGATACTTTTTATAGTTCGACAGCAGAAACTTTTTATGATGTAACTGGTATGAGTGCAACAATTACTCCGACTAGTTCTTCAAATAGAATATTAGTTAGTGTAAATCTTGGTAAAGTTTGTGGCATTAATAACAATACGTTTAGAGTTACTAGAAATGGAGTAGTAGCAAATGTAGGTGATGCTGCTGGAAGTAGACCACAATCACAATTTGGCGATTCGAATCAAGGTAGAGACGCAAACCATACAGGTTCTATTGCCTTTACCTATCTGGACAGTCCTGCCACAACAAGTGCAGTGACTTATCAACTTCAAGTTAGGGCAGAAGTTGTATCATCTCAAGGATTTGGATTAAATAGATCATATACTGATAGTGATGCAAATTCTGGATATAATTTTCGTGGAGTTTCAACAGTAGTTTTAATGGAGGTGTCGGCATAATGGGAATCGTTCAAGCACTCTTTTCTTTAAGACCAGGAGCAAGATGGGATTTAAACGGAGATACTTATAAAGGTCTTGTGTGGTATGGTCCAGAAGAAACAAAACCATCAGAAGACGAAATTGCTCAAGAAATAGAAAGACTCCAGGCAGAATATGCAGCAAAAGAATATCAAAGAGACCGTGCCTCTGACTATCCTTCTATTCAGGACCAACTAGATACATTATATCATCAAGGTTATGATGGTTGGAAAGAAATGATTGATGAAGTAAAAAATAAATATCCTAAACCTTAATAAATACTTCAAAACAATTTACATATAGGTATGGACTACACAATTACTTTAACCGAAGCAGAAGACCTAGCACTTCAATATGTCGCTGCCGACCCACAAGATTGGATTGATAACGCAGCACACAACCGTGCTCGCATTGCGATTGACGAAATCTGCGACCTCTACGTCAAGCATAAGTTAGACAACAACGAAGCAATCACTGCTACTAACAAACCTGATATGGTTCTAGCGGCTTATGAGGAAGGTTTAGTCAAAACAGCAGCACAAAGAAACGAAGAAGCAGCAGCGGCATCAGCAGCACTCGCCGGTTGATAATACAAAGGAGTTTATAAATGGCTAGCAGTCTTCGAGTTAATGCTATCGTTCCAGCGAGTGGAACTAACGTCGCTATTGGGACTGCTGGCGGAACTATTACTTATGCTGCGAGTGTCTCTGGGATTTCTACTTTTACAACAGTTAGTGCCACTACTATAAGTGCTACATCAATCACTGGTGTAACAACTGCTGGTATTACAACGGCTTATATTGGTTCTGTGAATGACGGTCCTCTTTCCGGTTTCCGGAATAAAATAATCAATGGTGATATGAGAGTGGACCAGAGAAATAATGGAGCGAGTGTTTCAGTTACTGGTGATGGATTTGGTAATAGACAATTTCCAGTAGATAGATTTAACATTCAAAAAAACTCAACGTGTGTTATTTCTGGTATTCAAACATCTGACGTACCAACTGGTCAAGGTTTTTCAAATGCTTTAAGAGCACAAGTCACCACCGCCGATGCCACTATTGCTGCTGGTGATTACGCTTCTATTAGTCATAGATTTGAGGGATATAACGTTGCCGATTTACACTATGGAACTACCAATGCTAAAACAGCAACTTTATCTTTCTGGGTAAAATCTAGTATATCGGGGACATATTGTGTCGCACTTACAAACTATGCCGACAGTCGTGCTATTCCAATAAATTATTCAATTAACTCTCCCGATACTTGGGAGTATAAAACCATTACTATTAGTGGAGATACTACTGGAACTTGGGAAAAGACCAACTCTGGTGGTATGAATATGGCGTGGACACTAGGTGCTGGTACAGACTATCAGGCGACAAATAACACATGGACAGGAAGTGTAGAATTAGCAACATCATCACAAACTCAGTGGATTTCAACTCTTAATGCTACCTTTTTTATCACAGGAGTTCAATTAGAATCCGGTACAGTTGCGACCCCGTTTGAGAGAAGAAGTTTCGGACAAGAGTTAGCATTATGTGAAAGATACTATCAAATAAAAGAATATAATGGGGGAACAGTTAATATGTATCCTGGTTCAACTAATGGTTATTTTAGCATACCTCTTTCTCCATTAATGAGAACTGGTCCATCCGTAGTTACTTATGATACAGCATATCAAGCTTCTGGATTTATATATTATAATGGGGGCAGTACTGCTGTAACTTATGGTAATAATCAAGCTCCAACAGTGGGTGCCGTTTCATCTGCAGCTTCTAGAACATCTGGAAACTTTTCTACTGGTGAAGTGTGTGGTCATACTTACGTTCGCATTAGAGCTTCTGCCGAATTATAAGGAGATAAAGTTATGAATTTTAAATTAAATCAAGATAGGTCATCTGCAAATAAAATAGGAACAGACGAATGGCATAATGTCGAGACCTCAACAGAATATCTTCTCTGGTTAGAAGAAGGCAACACTCCCCTTCCACCAGATCCAGAACCCGAACCTCCAACACCTCAACAAAAGTTAGAGGCAGCAGGACTCTCAATAGAAGAACTCAAAGAACTGTTGGGTCTATAAATATCTAAAAACTCATATAAATGTCTGATATAAGATTCAATCGTTGGTTACATCAATCTGGTACTGGCGGAGTCTATCAAGATTCCACTGGTAGAGTCGGTATCGGAACGTCAGTACCAACGAGTGCTTTGGATGTTCAGTCAGGAACAATTAAGATTGGTAATAATACTTTAAGTTCTTCTGGGGTTTCTACGTTTTCTAGCGGCATTGTAATTTCTGCTGGAACCACTGCTGCTCCATCTATAAGTCCAACAGGAGACAGTAATACCGGCATATTCTTTCCTTCTGCTGATACCATTGCATTTGCAGAAGGTGGTGTAGAAGCAGCTAGGTTTGATAGTAGTGGTCGTCTGGGTATAGGAACAATAAGTGCTGTAAAACCTTTAGATGTAAGAGGTGAAGCAACTTTTGGAGTTGGAATTACCACAGGTGATTTAAATTGGAGTAAGGACGATAATCAATTAGTTTATACTTTTTCAGGAACTGCTGGTGGAGGAAACCCATCTGATGGTGTAATTGCGTTAGTGAGCCCAAATGCAAATCCAAGTGCATCAAGAGTTGGAGCAATTGTTTTTGGAAATAAAGTTTCTGGAACTAGCGTAACTAGTAATTCTGGCATTAAGGCAGTTATTGAGTCTTATACAAATACAAACGTAGCAAATGCTGCTGATACTGGAGGATTATTAAGATTTTATACAAAACCAGATAATGGTGAATTGGGAGTTCAAATGCAATTGAACTCTAATGGAAATTTATTATTTAACTCTGGATATGGTTCAGCAGCAACGGCTTATGGATGCCGTGCCTGGGCGAACTTTGGTTCTACTGGAGTCATTCGCAGTTCAGGAAACGTCAATAGTGTAACTAAAAATAGTAGTGGTAATTATACGATCAATTTTACTACTTCTATGCCCGACGCTAATTATTGTGCCAATTATACGACGTGTGATGATAATGTTACCTCAACGTATAGTTACATACAAGGTACTTTCGGAGGATCTTTTACACCAACAGCGTCTTCCTTTAGAGTTTATGCAATCGGTGATGGTATTGGTCCTAGTGATAGAACTATTAATATGATTTCAGTATTCCGATAAGCACATTAATATTCAAATTAGTCATTAATAAATAAAAATAAAAATTATGGATCAACTTTTTATTCTAGAAAACGATCAAGGTGGCGTTGCTGTAGGATACCCATCACCAGAAGCACTTGAAACAATTGGATTGTTTGAATGTGCTAAAAAAGGAACTCCAAAAGGAAAACCTTTCTGGATTGTTGATGAAGAGTATATACCAAACGACCATACATTTTTTAATGCTTGGGAACTGGATATAGAGGCACTCGGAGAACCGACAGGATACGGTATGGACTATGAAGACTGGGTACTGGAGTACAAGAAATGATCAAGATTAACGTAGATAAAGCAAAAGAAATCCAAAAAGATAAGATGAGAGCGGTGAGAAAACCACTTCTAGAAAAACTGGATGTGGATTTTGTAAGAGCACTTGAATTTGGTACTGATACTGAAGAAATTAAGACTCAAAAACAAGCACTTCGTGATGCAACCAATATTGTTACTGAAGCAGAAATAACTGGAACAACCGTTGATGAGATCACAACAGAACTCAAAGAAGTTTGGGATGAGAGTCTTTTAGGTCCTAAACCTTAATTAAGTTATAACTTATCTTCAACGGCAACAAACCTAGTCTACTCATAAAAACACTCTTCGTCAACCGGTTGACAACCTTTTGAATTTCCTTTATAATATTCAAGTCTTCAATATCCTTGTAACTTTGGGAATGAAGACCACTTCTCTGTGGTGGGAGAGGTGAGTTGGTGGTATAATAAGGAGGGTTTTTATACCCTCTTTTTTTCTATTATAAATTAATATAAAAATCATAACAAATTATGAACTTTACTGTATATTCTAAAGAGGATTGCCCATACTGCTATAAAGTCAAACAAGTTCTTGAGTTGACAGGAAGTAACTTTGTGGTTTATAATCTTAATGAGCATTTTACCAAAGATGAGTTTTATGCAGAGTTTGGAAAAGGTTCAACTTTCCCACAGGTTATCTGTGACGATAAGAAATTAGGAGGATCCGTTGACACAATCAAATTCCTCAAGGAACAACAAATCATCAAATCCTGACCTAAATAAAAAAGAAGACCACTTTAATCGTGGCGTTGAACTTATACTTAATGGAGGAAAAAGAAAGCAGACCCAGCCCTTCCATATCATCTTTGAGAAGATGGTTTGCTTTCTAAATCGGGAGGTAACCATCTATTTTGAGTTTTCCTTTAGATCAAGGAAGAAAAAGTAGTTTCCCGGAGCAAACACATGTTAGCAATCAGTTTAGTATTCGGTTCTTTTCTAACAGTATTGTTTCTGATTGTGGGAGTAATGCTTGGTTGGGTAGCAAGAGAATATATGATGAACTATCGGGAGATTCCAAGACCACATCCAGAGATGTTTGACTCCCAAGGCAATTTAATCCCAGATGAAGTAATCGCATTTAACTTTGAAAACTATTATGACAACGACGACGCAGAAGAAGACCACGACGACTAAAGCACAATCAAAAACCGTCAAGGTCACTCCAATTCCAGAATTACCAAATAATCCTTTCACATTTGAAGTATTAGATCTTGTATCAAAACAGAGATCTAATGTCAAGAAAGTAGAAGTTCTCAAAAAATATGAAGACATCTCTCTGAAGTCTCTATTTGTTTGGAACTTTGATGAGTCTATCATTTCTGTTCTTCCAGAGGGTGCTGTACCCTATTCTGGATACGCAGATCAGACTTCTTATAATGGATCTCTCTCCACAAAGATCACTGAAGAAGTTCGTAGAATGCATGAGACTGGATCATTCTCTCTTGGTGCGAGTGATAATCAAGGACACACCACGATTCGTAGAGAGTATGTGAACTTCTATCATTTCATCAAAGGTGGAAATGATACTCTCAACAACATTCGTCGTGAGACAATGTTCATCAATATTCTTGAAGGACTTCATCCTCTTGAGGCAGAGATCATTTGCCTTTGTAAGGACAAGAAACTTTCCGAAAAGTATAATATCACCAAAGAAGTTGTTGCGGAGGCATATCCCGACATTCAATGGGGAGGGCGTTCGTGAGTCAGGTTGTTGATAAACGACAGGAAAAGCATATGGACCATTGGACACCAGCAGAAAAAGAAACTTGTAAGTCACGCTACGGTTGTGACATCATCGTTGAAAATGGTTCGTATGCCGAAGTCTGTACGAAAGAGGCACCCAGAGATGCTTATATCATCAAGTATCTTGTTGACGATATGGTTTGCTTTGACCTGACTAAAGGTAGTAGAAGCAAACTGTTTGACATGTACTGGGATAAGTTTCGTGAGAACCTGAAGAATATTGACTTTGGATTTGGTACAATCAATCCAAAGACGTGGGGTTATCAAGCACCCAAAACCAAAAAGCGGAAGTGATTCCCCAGATCGCCAACAATTTTTCCGGCAAAATTTTGAGTTCTTAAAGTTTTTTAAAATTGTATCACATTTTACAAAAAAACTTGTATAAATTATCGTAACGAGGTATAATGCCTCTACGTTCATCTGGAAAACCAGACGGAAGTAAGCCGACTCGGAACGGATCAAAACCTACTTATAGGTCGTTCATCTATGGAAACACTTCTTTTAACTTGCCTTCAAGCACAGTTAATGGTTGGGAGAATTCTTAAACAGGACATTCCCAATCAAGCAAAGAATGATATTATTTGGGAGATCAAACAGATTTCTCCAAAAACTTGCCCCATAGACGCAAAAGCCGACTGAAGGAACGCCACCTAACCTAACAGTAAAGGAGCAAACCTAATGTCTAAAGTCGTATACCGTGGTGTTGAATACGATACCGAAAAGCGTATTGAATATCAACAGCAAATGCAACAACAATCCCAACAATACAACGAAACCTATCGTGGTGTTAAGTTTGTAAAGGAGGGGCATAAGTGAAAAAACTTAACTTCCTTCAAATCATTAAAGAGCAAAAGCAAAAAGAAGAGCGTCGTCATCAGGCACAACTAGCACAACTAGTTGGAGCAAAGTGATGGGACAAGTCATCATATCTTCAACTGCTGCGATTGCGTTGATGACCATATTACTGTCATCATACATTCAGTGGCTTTATAAGTAAATCACTGGGAGGGGCAACCCTCCTTTTTTTATAGGTATAAACTCGTAGGCATAAATTATTGTTAAGGAATCAACACAAAACACCTAGATAGTAGTAGAATATAGAGGTGAAGCGTATGAACGAAAACCCCTTTGTTATGTTATTCTATGTGCATGGAGGTTATTATGCACAACCTAATCTCTTACAATCAACTAGCTGGATGGGAACACTTTGAGGAGACAGTAGAACGATCTAATGAACAGAACGACTTAGTTAATGATTATTTTAATTGTTTGATTGAGTGTGATGATGAAAAACAAACTTGTAAAAGAATTTGTAGGGAGTTGTTAAGCAAGTCATAATGAAACGGGGGGGTTGACTGCCCCTCTTTTTTTATGGTAAAATGCCTAAAGAGAATAGTAACTTATGGACAGAGACAAACTCAAACTCATCGTCCGTAATCTAGAACTTCTTGTAGATTCTCTCAAAGCAGAAGTGTACTCTGATGTTTCTGCTTACAAGGCACCAGAGAAAACAACAGAACGATTTGTAGATTACGACGAACTTTATGACGATGACGATGGATACGCAGACTAAAAAAGCAAAAGAACTGCTAAAATTAATGAAGCGATTGGTCGCTCAAAATCATATGTATAGCGAAGAAGAACTTCGTGAAATGAAAAGACGACTTCGTGAGGCAGAAGAAGAAGTCGCAAAACTAGAAGCACACACGTCAAAAGGATTTGGAAAGAAATGACTGTAAAACTTATCAGTGTAACTCCCGATGCAGAACAAACAATGGCATATATTGCTAGAGTTTCTAATCCAGCGAATCAAGATTCTGAAAACTATGCGGGTTTGCTACGTTATTGTATTAAGCACAATCATTGGTCTGTTTTTGAGCAGAGCACTATGAGTCTTGAAATTGAAACCAACCGTGGTATCGCAGCACAAATTCTGCGCCATCGTAGTTTCACATTTCAAGAATTTTCGCAGCGTTATGCGGACACCAATTTGATTACTGAACGTATTCCTGTTCCTGACCTCCGCCGCCAAGACACCAAAAACCGTCAGAACTCTACTGATGATCTTGGCGACTATGTGAAGCTCAAGTTTCAGACAGAGATTGCTGAACTCTTTACGCACTCTAATAACCTCTACAAGCGAATGTTGGAGGCAGGTGTGGCAAAAGAGTGTGCGAGGTTTGTATTGCCCCTAGCGACGCCTACACGCATCTATATGACGGGATCTTGCCGCTCGTGGATAACCTATATTGCTCTCCGTGAAAAGTCAGGAACTCAAAAAGAGCATATGGATATTGCTAAAGCGTGTAAATCAGTTTTTGCTGAACAGTTTCCAATTTGTTATGAATCACTTGGTGGTGAAGCAGAATGGGTTCTCTAAATAAAAATTAAATAGGAGGTATAATCTTGCCAACGTATAGATTTGAAAATACTGAAACAGGTGAAATTTTTGAGAAATGGATGCTTATGGCAGAAAAAGAACCATATCTTAAAGAAAACCCTCATTTAAAACCACTTATTCCAACACAAATGAATGTTGGTGAAGTTGGTGATTGGAGGAATAAATTAACTTCAAAACACCCTTCGTGGAACGATGTTTTAAATCGTGCCCAAAAAATGCCCGGATCAAACGTCAAAAAATTGTAAACTAGGTTATAATATAAATACTTACATCATTCCAACCTGGTTTATGTCTAGACAATATACAAAACATCCAGAAATAAAAGTCGGAGATAAATTTTATTATCTTGAAGTTATATCTCCACCTTTTTATGAAACCTATCCAAGTGGTAGAAAAAGAAAAAAAGTTTTGTGTAAATGTATTTGTGGAAAAGAAAAAGTTTTTAGATATGATAGTTTTGTATGTAAAGACGAATTAGACCGAGCAAAAAGTTGTGGATGTAAGCATACTTATAGAAACAATTTTAACGCTCAAAAAAGAAGAAAACCAGAAAGTGTTTATAGATACATTTATGAGCAATGTCAATCGGGGGCAAGAACTAGAAACATAGAATTTAATCTATCAAAAGAAGAATATCTTGAAATTATTAAACAAGATTGTTATTATTGTGGATCTGAACCAGAGTTAAGACAACCTCATAGAGGAAAAGGTAGATATGTTGGTATTCCAGTTCCATATAATGGTATTGATAGGGTAAACAGCAATGAAGTATATGAAAAAGAAAATTGTGTTCCTTGCTGTTCTAGATGTAACTATATGAAAAGTGATTTAAATATATCTACATTTACTGAACATATTTTAAAAATAGCAAATCATTTAAAAAAACTCTAATATGGCAAGAAGAAAAAGAGGAAATGTAGAACAACCAATCGGAGTTGGTCTGACGGCAAAACAGATGAAGAGGAGAAAACCTCTGAGTTCTGACTATTTGGTTGATATTGATCCACTTACAGACAATCAAAAGCGTCTTTTTGAATCATATGCGGCAGGTAAACACTTAGTTGCTTATGGTTGTGCTGGAACTGGTAAGACTTTCATTACACTCTACAATGCTCTTGCAGATGTTTTGGATGAATCAACACCTTATGAGAAAATCTATCTGGTTCGCTCATTAGTTGCTACAAGAGAAATTGGATTCTTGCCTGGTTCTCACGAAGATAAGGCAGATATTTACCAGATTCCTTATAAGAATATGGTGAAGTATATGTTCCAGATGCCTTCTGATGCTGACTTTGAGATGCTCTATGGAAATCTTAAGTCACAAGAAACCATTAAGTTCTGGAGTACTTCATTCCTAAGAGGCACTACGCTTGATAATGCTATCATTATTGTTGATGAGTTCCAAAACCTAAACTTCCACGAACTTGATTCAATCATTACTCGTGTTGGTGAGAATACCAAGATTTGTTTCTGTGGCGATGCTTCTCAGTCTGATCTACAAAAAACAAATGAGCGTAATGGTATTGTAGATTTTATGTCAGTATTGCGTAAAATGCCATCATTTGATATAATTGAATTTGGTGTAGACGATATTGTTCGTTCTGGACTTGTTAAAGAATACATTATTGCGAAAATGGATGCTGGTTTTTGATGTTTAATCATATTGATATTGAACTCCCCCAGTTGGAGCGTGAAACAATTGATGGTGTAAGATATTATTCTGTGCCTGATGAAGAAGAACTACTTAAACTAGTTTCTATTACTTCCATTACGAGTCATTTTAATCGTGAAATCTTTGTCAATTGGCGTAAAAAGGTTGGTGAGGAGGAAGCGGAGAAGATTACTAAGGCAGCTACTTCTCGTGGCACGGATATGCATTCTCTCGTGGAAAATTATCTGGACAATAAAGATCTCCCGTCTGTTGCGCCGATGGCGGATTTTCTGTTTAAAATTGCGAAGACGAATCTAAATCGCATAAATAATATTTACGCCCTTGAAGGGTCCCTATATAGTAAGCAACTGGGCATTGCTGGGACAGTTGATTGTATCGCTGAATATAACGGCGAGTTAGCAATAATTGACTTTAAGACTTCTAAAAAACCAAAACCACGCGAGTGGATTGAACACTATTTTGTTCAATGTATGGCATATGGTTGTATGCTATACGAACTGACTGGTATTTCAGTTAAAAAACTTGTAATCATCATGGCTTGTGAAAATGGAGAATGCGTCGTCTATGAAGAAAGAGACAAATCAAAGTACATCAAACTACTCGGCAAATACATTAGAAAGTTTGTTGGAGATAAATTGGAACTCTATGGAACCAAATAAAGAACTAGAACAGGCAATAGAAAGTAAATTTTTAACGCCGTCTAAATTTGCTCTTGAGATTGAAAAAATCGTAGCAGAAGAAAATCTGAACTACATTGATGCTATCTGCCACTATTGCGAATCCAATAGTCTTGAGGTAGAATCGGTGGTGAAACTCATTTCAAAACCTTTGAAAGAGAGATTAAAGTGGGACGCAACTCGTCTTAACTTTATGAAAAAAACTTCTCGCGCACGTTTGCCTCTGTAATGTCACCCTTTGAATGTTATACTCAATACTTGGGATTGAAGAATCACTTCACCAATCCCAAGTATGACTATTTTAGGTATCATCAAAAAACAAGAGCATCATTAACTTCGTTTAATAAACGTAAGGACAAATATTTCTTTGAGAAATCTTCTAGGAAGTATTCTGACAAAGAAATAGTAGACTTTTTTGTATCAAATTTTGTAGAAGCAGACAACCCACAGAACCTATGGATTGGAGAAATTATCAATTCTGGCGAAAGGACATACGCAGATTGGATGCGGAGACAACAGAGTTTGACTTACTTGTTCAAAGAGCAAAGCAGCGAATTGTTCTTGGAAACAAAATTAGAGGATGCCTTGAACTGTTCCAAAGGTCATCCACCCGTTCTAAAAAGATTCCTGAGCGGGAAGATTTCTATTGAAACTCTAGTCATCTATGATAAAATATTCCTGTTCGGGAAGAAGTTTGATAAGAAACTTCTGGACCCAGTGTGGGAAACCGTCAGCTTAAAAATTAAAAAATATTCTCCATTTCTAAATACAGATGTGTTTCAATTCAAGAAGATTTTAAGGGAAATTATAGATGAGTAACTTTTTTGACTCCGATATTATTCAAGACGAACTGAGAGAAATCAACAAGTTACAAGAGGAAATCTACGGAAGCATTCTGACTTTCGGTATGATGCCCCGTGAGACCAAACTGGAACATATTGAGAAACTTGAGCTCTTGCTAGAAAAGCAGAGAGTGATGTATACTAGGTTGTCCCTTTCAGATGACCCACAAGCGGTTGAGATGAAAGAGAACCTACGCAAATCAGTGGCTCTGATGGGATTCCCACCAGAGACTGATATGCAAGTTTTATTCAGTAGTATGAACAAGACCATTGAGTCTCTCAAGCAATTCATTGACAGGTGACTCAATCTTCGCTATACTATCTAAGTAAATCCCCCGAATCCAATTAATCCGAGGTAATCCAAATGTCGTTTTCCGACCTTAAAAAGCAGTCCAAACTTGGCAATCTTACCGCCAAACTTGTTAAGGAAGTTGAGAAGATGAATTCTTCCAATTCTTCCTCCGATGAACGTGTATGGAAATTAGAGTGTGACAAGGCAGGAAACGGATATGCTGTAATTCGTTTTCTCCCTGCCCCTAATGGAGAAGACCTTCCGTTTGTGAAGATTTATTCACACGCCTTTCAGGGAGTATCTGGTTGGTATATTGAGAACAGTCTTACCACTCTGAATCAGAAGGATCCTGTGTCCGAACTGAACTCTGAACTGTGGAACAACGGCACTGATGCTGGTAAGGAACTGGCACGTAAGCAGAAGCGTAAACTGACTTATGTTTCCAACATCTATGTGGTGAAGGATCCTGCTAACCCTGCCAACGAAGGTAAAGTCTTCCTGTTTAAGTTCGGTAAGAAGATCTTTGACAAACTGACTGCTGCGATGCAACCCGAGTTTGAAGATGAGGAAGCGATTGATCCGTTTGACTTCTGGCAAGGTGCCAACTTCAAACTGAAGGCAAAGAATGTTGCTGGTTATCGTAACTATGATTCCAGTGAGTTTGCTGCACAAGGCGCTCTGCTGGATGATGATGACGCAATGGAAGCAATCTGGAAGAAGCAGTATTCTTTGGCAGAACTCGTTGCTGCTGACCAGTTCAAGACCTATGATGAACTGAAGAAGCGTCTTGAGTATGTGCTGGGTTCCAAAGGTTCCCGCCGTGTGGATGAAGAAGTGGCAGAAGAGGAAGAGTATTCTCGTGGTCCCGTGAAGGATCTTGATGAGGATCTCCGTGAAGAACTGTCTTCTCTGAAACTCACTCGCCGTCCCGCAGTGGAAGAAGATGAGGATGATGATGCCCTGTCGTACTTCGCCCGTCTTGCTGAGGAGTGAAGACTGATTACTACATTGACCGTGTAAGTAAATCCGAAGCCGCAGAGTTACTTCTGCGGTTTCATTATCTTAAGGACTTTTCTAAATCTTTTAAGAGTGGTTACAACTACGGTTTGTATAAGGGTAATGACTTCTGCCCTTTGAATATTGGCGGTATTCAGGGAGTCTGTGTTTTCACTGGACTCCCTGTTCCAGAAGTCGCACAAGGAGCATTTGGACTTGAACGAAATGATCAACAAGGACTATTTGAACTTTCCCGTCTCTGCATCCATCCAGATACCCAATCTAGTGAGCATAATATCACTTCTTGGTTTGTTTCAAGAGCGATTAGACAGTTACGGAAGGATGCTGAAGTTAAAGCAATCATCTCTTACGCTGATAGTGATTTCCATAGTGGTACAATCTATCGGGCTTGTAACTTTAAATATTGCGGACTCACAGACTCAAAGAAAGATTTCTACTATGCAGACGGAACTAAACACTCTAGAGGCAAAATTAAAGGTGCTGAAGGAGAATGGAAAGACCGCTCCCGCAAGCACCGATATGTGATGGTTTTTGATAAGAACTTAGAGTTATTGTGGTAGTGTAATGTTAGTATTTTGAGTCTGAATCAGAGTGTCTGTAATGTATTCTGAAGACTCTGAATATAACATCTCTCTTCTCATATCATTCAGAAACTGTTGTAGATACGCTGGTTTGAGAAGATAGATGGACCTTTTTTCATCATTCTTTCTGGTTTCATACTCATAGTTTGTAATACCAGTCACAGGACTCAGAGTTTTTGTTCCATCATCTGGATCTGGTATTGTAAAGTTTTGGGTTACAACTTTACCAGCAGGAAGAATCAGGCGGTTGGAAGAATCTTTGACTTCTGTGGTCTCATAAAATCTAATTTTAGTCAGATCATTTCCGTATTTGTTTTCGGCATAATTATAAATTTGATAGTCTGATAATGGCCACTGATCTCTGACATTGATGATGTTGGCAGTGGTCAGAACAACCCAATCTAGTTCTGGACTTCCATAGATCTCGTCGGCAACGGTATCTGGACGAGCACCATCTTTGATTTGATACTTGTTAAAGATGGTGAATACATTATATAAGTCATCACGAAGTTTAACTCTTCTGAAAAGATTCTTTACAATCACATAATCCTGTGAGGAGTTTTTATCAGGTAAGAAAGACTGATATGCGAGGTCTGGTAGTTCTCTGAAGTATCCCATTTTTAGTATCCTACTCCTTCTTTTCCTTCTGATGTTTCATAGTCAGAGGAGTAAATTGGTTCAAGTTCCTTAAATGTTAGGTCCATAATAATAGAGACTGGAGTTCCATCAGCATAAGTTGCGTAAATATTTTCTCCAGTGTAATTTACAGTTATATCTGTGAGAGCACATTGTTTAAATTTATGTAAAAACTTATGGTTAAATGCTCTGCCAGTATCTTTATCTGTTTCAACATATCTTAACTCAAAAATATTTGGAGCACCTAAAAAGAATTGATTACTTGCTTTGGGTGCCATATTCTTTTTAAATGTTCTAATAATATTTTTTACATCAGCAGATTCTTTTTCATCTCTAGGTGTCATTTTAAAAGAAAATCTAAAATTACGAATCGTTGGACCATTAAACAGCAATTCCATATTTGGATTTAGAATTTGATTCTCACCTCTCGCAAGAATTTGATTTAGAGTTATGTTTCCAACTCCAGCAATTTGAGCAGCAGAGGCGGCAAGTTGTCCAAGATAAATGTTTTTTAATTGATCAGATCTTTCTCCAATACCACTTACAAAAGATGTTATATTATTTGTTATGTCTTGAGCCGAACCAGATCTCATTAAATTACCAGCAAATCCTGCCACTTCAGCAGTTACTGCGTCTAGACTATCATCAGAATAAGTGACCTGATTAGAATCACTTATATTTGATGGCATTGGTAAAATAATCGTTGAGATTATACTATCAGATTTGGCTTTGTTTTTAGCAAATCCAGGTGTTTTTAAAAGAACATTTTTTGTTGTTGTTAAATTTGCTTTGTAACTTCCTCCAGGACCAGTTCCGGTAGGATTTTGTTGTCCTCTATTTACAAATACTGGATCTGTTGAAGAGGTGGTTGTGGGAGTTCCAAATTCAGTTTTAATCACCTGAATTTGAAGGTAATCTATACCTGCTTTTATATTTTCTCTTGGATATCTATAATTTTCTGCCATTTTGGCTATTTTTTAACTATTTAGACGGATATTGGCAAAAGGCACCTCTCTTAAATCCGCTAATTCGTCTGGATAAACCTCATATAATTGCCCAGCAACTTCACTCCAGGTATATTGTCTCAATTGACCCCAGTGAAAATTAATGGCTTTAAATCCCCATTTATAAACTTCAGTCACTGCGACTAAAGGATTTTGATCGTAAGATATATTTGGTGTCTTTGGATTATAAACGAATGTATAATACTTACCTGCCTGTGGAACTCGTCCACTTTCTTGTAACACACTCATAATTTCAAGCATTAAATCATCGGGATCTTCAGTTCCGATTACATTATCAATGACAGAACGTACCCGATTATCATTATCATCGGTCGGGTTTCTTTCTTGCCTTTGCTTGAGTGTCTTTCTAGGCATTATACTATACCAAGTTCTGTTTCTGTGAGCACCTTAAACTCATATCCACGATCAGCACACCATTCTTTTGCTGCTTCCCATTTTGCCTGATTCTTGGCGTACTCATATGCTTCATAGAGATACTTTTTAGTTTGTCTCTGTTGTTTGGGAGGAGGAGTTGTTTGCTTTTTTGGTTTAATCTCAATCAAATACTTTTTAATTTGACCACTAGATTCTTGAACTTTGATATAAAAATCTGGGAAATATCTATGAGGTTTACTGTCTATTGGTGATCTGTACCACACAAACATTTCTTCCGATCCCCATTCCAACACTTTCTCATTGAGATCACAATAGACCATAAACTTTCTTTCCCATAAAGATCTGTATATGATATTTGTCGGATCTCCCTTATACTTTTGTGGAAATGATGGTTGGTATTTTCCTTTATATGACATCTAAATACTCTATAATGTAAGGATCGCACAAGGTATTTAGATGCCAGTTCCAGCAATAACTAATATTGGAATGCGTAATGCCAAAACCTATTTTGGTGATATGGCAACAACTAACCTATATCAGGTTTTTATTGGACCTGGTTGGCAAGGTGATTTTATCTCAAAACTTTTAGATTCTGAAGGAGTAGATTTCAAAAGTTTTGGAACTACTTTAGGATTGATGTGTAGCGATGCTTCTCTTCCATCATCAACTTATGCGACAGCAGAAGTCAAAGATAATTTTAT